CATGTGTGTGACACGCAAGAATGAATTGGTGGTGTTGACACCAGTTTGCCCATTTAACGTAACTGTCTCTTGGATCTGATTGTAACTAGCATCCAAGCCTTGGATAACCACTGTGCGGGCACCGGTACCGGCTGCTGCATCATTTGCGCTACTGCTGGCAACAACCATAACTTGCGCAGTTGCAGGATAAACATAAATGCCACCTTGGTTCCAAACCGTAGCCTGCGAGGTCCCAAGTGTCGGGAATGTGCCTGAAACCAAAACTGTGGAATGCCCTGTGATCTGGTCACGGGCGACTTGAAGTTCAAACGGTTCAGTGACGCCAACGCGACTGATAGATTGGTTAACAATACCGGAAGCCATAAAACGTACCTTTCGTAGGAGGCTAGAAGCCTAAAATTACCGTAACATTAGCACTTATTTAAGCGCTAGACTAGCACTTCACGTCCCATCTTTTAAGCGCTAAATTTATCCGGCTATTCGGATCATGCGCTGTCTTTGCTGACGTAAGTTTTTCTTTCATTCCGCACATGCGTGAACGGAAGTTATCGCGCCTATCTGCTGCCGCAGGGCTGCGATCTGCTTCCTCAGCGGTGACCGGGCGCTTGATGTTATGACCTTCTGCACGAAGGGAAGCGCGCCCCTTGTCGTTCAATCCACCAGACTTAGACTGTCCTTCTTTACGCTGCCAAGTGTCAGACATACTGCTCTCCATAGTAAAACGGGGGCCGCTAAGCCCCCGCCTTATTTTTACAAAGTCTTAGCGATTAGTTCAACGAACCGCTGACATTGCGACCCTTTGCAGGGGTACCTGCGCGGGCGGACGAAAACGGACTGCCGTTATCGCAAGATCCACCTGACTTACGGGCTTTGCGTCCAGCGTGGTGCATAGCATCCATGCCTTTGACTTTACCGACAGTCTTGCCACCGCGCTTACGCTTTTCAGCCGCTTCGTTGACATTGCTTTCATAGGTGTAGCGCATGTTCTTTTGTGCTTGATCCTGCGCCATTTCATTTACGCCACCAGAGGCGCGTGATTTACGACCCTTCATATCGAGTCTCCTTATACCGTGAGGTTGTTGGACTGGATATAAGTGACGGTCAGAACGCCGACACCAGTACCCGTATTTGTGGATGTAACCAAGACCTGAATGTCAGTCGAACCAACGTCCGTCCAGTTGGCAATAGCTGCATCAACAGTGCCGGGACTGGCGCTGACGATACCCTTTGTGCCACCTGCAACAGCAGCAGCAGCAGTCAGCGCCGTGGCCGAAGCCGTAGTGCCAATGCCAAGCGTTGTTGCAGCACCTGACCAAACAGTCGAAACCGTCAGCGTAATGCTAAGGATTTGACTGTCAGCAGGGATTACAATCGAAGTCGTGTAGACACCAGCAGTCGCACCATTGGTGGCTTGCGTGATTGCCTCAGACTGGGCCATAACTGCATAACCAACATTGGCTATACCGCTATCACCGCCAGCACCAGCAAGAACATTGGTGCCGTCGCTGTTAAGGACGTTGCCTGCCTTAATCGGCCCGGTAAAAGTAGTAGTACCCATTGGGACCTCCTTTAAAGGTTTCCCCCTCCCCGTTAAGAGAGGGGGTGCCGATTAATTAAGACGTTGGGAACGAACCGAAGATCGAACGCCAGTTGTAGTAGCCGAAGCTGTAACGCTCATAGCCCTTGACCAGAAGGTTGTCGGTTACGAAATCGACTTGCATGTCGGTTTCGAACTTGACGCGCTCCATGTACGACAAACCGTCGATGTTGGTCAGGAGGAACCAAGCGTAGGCCGACGTCAAGAAGTCGTTGACCATGTAGCCTTCTGGAAGACCACCACTTGTGCTGAGGATAGCGTTGACATCGTTGTCTGCTGTACCCGGACGGAGTTCCGTCTTGGTAAGGCGGATAGCGACAGGCTCAAGCTGCGGCGGAACGATAAGCTTACGGCCACGGGCGAAGACCTTCAGACCAGCTTGATCCTTGAAGTTCGTCCGGATCGAAATCATTGCGTTAAGCAACGTGGACTCGTTCAGATCGACCTGAGTGGTCGGCGTGTTGGCAACCGTACCACCATCAATAGGGTGAGCAGTCGAGCAAAGTGCTACGCCGTCACCGCCAATGTTGGCGTTGTAGGTTGTTGCCGTGTTCAAGATGTTCGAACCGTAGATTTCCTTGGTCTGTTGGAATGACTCAATCAGGCCGAGGTTTGAAGGTTGGAACTGTGTTTTGTACAGGTTATCGTCGATGGCTTTGCGCGTAATTGCATAGCCGAGAGCAATTTCGTTATGCTCTTGGTTGTATACATAACGCTCACCAGCGCCGTTATCGAAAGACGTTTGACCGCCCTCAGTCTTCAACTGAGCAAGGCCGAGGTAACGCATTTCAGCGGTACGTTCTAGCGCAAGCTTCGAATCATGCTTTGTGAAGATCTTGTCGTACTGAGATGGGATCATCTCGTACTTGCCTTCTACACCCCGCAAACCGGGGAGCAGAAGGTCTTTAATTGCTGATAAATTAACAGCCATGGTACCTTACTCCCTTAAATGCCGGTTAGGGTTTTAGTGGACACGTTGTTGAACGCAACAATTGCATAATTGTATGCGCCAGCTTCCGTACCATTCGAACCCGGAGGGGCGATGTCGAGGCCAACTACCTTGAAAGGCAGTGTGGACGTCGTTGTCGGTGTGACAGTGATGTCGATGTACGCGCCCGAAAGGCCGCTCATCGTGTTAGGAGTTCCGTAAGCGAACTGCACGTTGGCACCGATGTCGGTGACAGCGAGGCCAGTTGAGGACGAACCACCAACCTGAGCCAAGAACTTCGCATTCGGATCATTGACGTAGTAAACTTCGACAGTGTTTGCCGAAGCTACGTCAGCAGCGCCCCAGAAGTTCGACCAAACGGTACGCTTCTGCGAAACTGAAAGATACTTGCAGCCGACGAAAACGCCAGCAAGGATTCCAGCGCCGGGAGTGGTAGGATAAATCGTACCGTTCGCGTTCTGGAAAACAGGGTCACCGAAATACATAGCAGCGGTATTGTAAGCGCAAAAGCCCACAACCTGCTCGTAAGTCGGAGCAGAACCAGTTCCACTTAACTGGCTAAAACCGAAAGGCGCAAAAGTATTTGCCATGACGGATCTCCTTTTTAGGAAGCCATCATCGCGCACCGGGGCGACTAAGACTGGGTTTTTTGAACCTCCGCACCGGGGGAGATTTCCCGTAAATCGTTTATTTTTTTAAGTTTGTCAACATTACAATAAAAAGGGCGGCATATAGCCGCCCAATTTACCAATTTTTTTTACGAAGGAATTGGAATTGAATCGTAAGATTTCCGGATATTGACCAGTGACTGGTCTTTATTTGCGCGCTCAAACTGGCCGCCTTCTGCGGAATTTAGCTGGGCTTCCTTCTGCCGGACCTGATTACGCGCCTTGCGCAATTCAATTGCACGGGACTCTTCAGATATTTCTGACGGACGCTCCATAAGGACCATACCCTTGCGCTCAATCGTTGGGTGATTGCCACTATTTGGCATATAGGATGGGTGACGCGATGTCGGAACCGCTTCCCAACCAGCGCGGGCTAGTGCCACCTGATATGCAGGATCTTCAGCGCCCATCAAAAGCTTACGCTTCCATTCATATTCCCAGCCCGGTGGAATATCGGACTTGTTGATGAAAAAGTCATCAGTGCCTTCATCCAGATCGCCAAGGTGATCACGAAGTTCTGCTGCACGGCGCGCAGCGCGAGTGCGGGGGTCTTCTTCACGCATAGGGGCTCTAATATCCTCGCGAATTGTTGGCGTAATATCCGCATGCGTTGCCTCTGGAGCAACAGCAAGGGGCTCATATGCCTCTTCCAAAGCATCTATGTTTACCGCTTCTGCGGCACTTTGGGCTGCCTGATCAAGGGCTTCCTTGACCTTTGGTGGGCGTCCGCGCTTTTTTGGTGCAATAGTTTCCATAATAATACTCCTTGAATTTAATTCATCTTGCCTTCTTTTTGAAGAGTAAGCTTGTTGCGGCCATATTCCTCAGGCGTCATGCCCATCATGTCGGCTATATCGCGCTCTGCTGCGGTAAGCGTCACACGATTTGGCTTGCTTCCACCGCCTCCACCACTGCGCGAAACAGGGGCTGCGGGTGGTGCCGAACGGCGCTGCGTTGGCTTTGCAGCGTCAGCCATGGCGTCATAATCACGGTTATTATCCTGACGGCGAAGACGCAGTGTGTCTTCAATCGCATCAAAGTAATCATCTGAATCCGCAGGAATGTCATCTGCCATGGCCAGATTGTGCGCTGCCAGCATCTTTTGATACAGACGTGGATCAGTAGCAAATTGCGGATTCCGACGCACCCAATCAGCAGAGCGCGGCGAAAGTTGCGATGCTAAAGCCTCAACAGGGTCAGAAACATAAGGCGTTGGGGCTGCTTGACGTGGTTGATTTTCCAGCGCCTGCTTACCTTGCTCAAGCTGAAGAAGCTTGGCTGCGTTAGAAGACATTTCCGACTGAATGTCAGCCGCAGCGTCATAATCCTGCATAGCCATTGCGTCACGGTAATTTGCCTTGAGGATATTGTTGTTCTGAAGAACTGTATCAATGGCATTAGACACCAGATGCAAGCTTGTGTCCTGCACCTCACCCTTTGCCTCATACGCCGAATATTCAGCTTCGCTTGCGCGGCGCTGTGCTTCCTGACGCGCTTTGCGCTCTTCGTCCAACTGCGCCTTCAGGGTATCAAGGGTGTTATCTACCGGGTCGGGTTCAGCGGCCTTATCCTCTGATTTTTCGACAATAATGTCTTCTGCTGGCTGTGGATCGTCGCCCAGATCAATTTCCAATTGGTCTTCTACGTTATCTTCGATAGACATTTTGGCCTCCTTACCAGATCATATCAGGATGTGGGACACTGCCCCGGATGTTTGTATCTTTCAACGCACGGCAAAGCACGTTGTTGACGGTGATTGTCCAGCCGTCTGAAGGGCGATAAACAACCCAATCATGCAGCTTTACGTCCATGCCCCGGAACCAATTGCCGTTGGGATCGTCAAAAGCTTCAGATCCCATCTTAACGACAAGGCCAACCTTGCTTTGGTGGCGGTCTTCGTCACGGTGCTGATCCGGCAGGTAAATGCCGCTTTTGGTCTTTTCTGGACGCAAATACACAGCGACAACCACTTCGTTGTGGAACACTTTGAACTTTTCAATATCGCCCAGTGCCTGAAGGATCAGTTCCCTTGGGTCTTCTTCATGGGTCATATTCATATGTGGCATTTAATTTTTCTCCATATTATCGTTCAGAAATAATTTTATTAACCTCATCACGCAGGTCTTCAAACTCGCGAAGACCCGCGATCCTACCAACTTGGTATTTGTAGTCGGAATAATCAACGACTGCGTGTGCGTTTGTGATGTTTTCTGAAAGGGAGGCGATGCGCGCCTCAATGAGTTTCATCAACTCAAATTCAAACAGGTTGTTAAAGTTCATCAATATAATTCCATAAAATAAAATATTGGGCGACGTTCTTCCAACCAACGCCGCCCAAACTCAATCACTTCTTACGTTTTTGGATCTCCGTCTTTTCCAAACGGCCCAGACCGCTACCAGCGCCTGCATCCATATCCTTGTAAGAACGGTAGGTGCGGCCACCAGCCTTGCGCGGCATTGGTGCAGGACCAGCGCCCGGACCACCCATAGGAGGCGCAGGCATTGGAGGCATAGGCATTTGCATAGGCGGACCAGCCTGAGGCTGTGGTGGAGGCGGCATCTGCACTGGAACGCCCTGAGGCATTGGTGGCTGCTGCATATTAGGATCCATTGGAGGCTGGCTCTTGCCAGTCATAATGGTAATATTGATGTCGGTCTTGCCGTTCTTTTTCTTGGTACGACCACCGCTATTCATTTCAAGGGCACCAAGGCTGCCGCCGTATTGCTTGGCAATGCGACCGCCAACCTTTTCCTGTGTCTGCATTTCGCCATCAAGCGATGTAAGTTTGCCGCCGCGCTTCTTACCTGCGACTGCTGGGCCTGCTGCTGGTGCGCCTGCATCCTTCTTTTTGCCAAAAGCTTTGTATGCCAATGCGCCAAGACCGCCCATAAGCAAAGATGGGTTCTTTATAATTTCATTACCGGCAACGCCAAGTGCGGCATATTTACCGACATCCTTCAGAACACCGCCAAGGCTCTTGCCGGTGCGACCGCCCTTATTTAAGCCCTTTGACGAATGCTGGGTGTCGTGCTTCTTGTCCATCTTGGACTTTTCCCACGCTGCCATCGACATGCCGTACTTTTTAGCAAGCTTCTTGTCCTGCGATTCGTCCTTAGCGGAACCCTCCCAAGATTTGCCACCGCGCTTGTAAGGCATTGGCTGCTGCTGATCATAGCCTCGTTGCATTGCCGGTTGCTGCATTGCCCGCTGCATTGCCGGTTGCTGCTGCATTGCCGGTTGCTGCTGCATTGCCCGCTGCATTGCCTGCGGCATTGCTTGTTGGCCACCGTAATTTTTCCGTTCCGAATCCTTCATAGCACGGTTAGAGCCGCCATCTTTGCGACCATTGCGCATGGCATCAAGAACCTTTGACACAGCCACTGGCGAAGGGCCTGTGCTGTTGGCCATTGTCCTTTTTTGCCTGTTAACATCTTTGCCACCCATACGGCGATCTTCAGCAGCAATTTCAGCCATTGTTGCGCGCTTACCACTCTCGTTGTATGCGCCACCGCCGTCTTGCTTCATAGCGCGACCGCCTGTTTTCAAAGCGCCAACATGCTTTTTGCCTTCGCGGGCTTCGTTTGCATCTTTGAGATTGCGGTTAACCAGTGCGTCAACGGTAAGGTGATGTTTACCTGCGCGTGGCTTCTTGCCTGCATGCTTCTTGGCGTCAGCGCCCTCAACAGCGACAACCTTGCCGCCTTTCTTGTAAGCGCGACGTGAAATTGGGCGCATGCCCGTCTTAACTTCCGAATTCAAAACTTCTTCAGGACCGTAGTCAGAAGCGTCAACCTTGCCATTGTTAGCTGCGGTTATACGATGAATTTTTGCGCGCATTGCACGACGAGCGTTGCGGGACATCTCTGACATACAGTCTCCTGTCTTACCGAATTACCGGCGAATAAAAGCTTCCACAAAATTGTGGCCGCAAGATCATTACCTTTTTTTCAAACCCTTTGCAATCATCAAGGCGCTACGAACTTTACCGCCTTTTTTGAAGCCATACTTATTTTGGTTTTCCATGCCAGTCATGACGCTATCCAGCATGCGCTGGTTAACTGGCTGCACCTGCTTTTGCTCTTCAAACAGCTTCCTTGCGGTGTTGCGGCCCATGGCGTCTTCTGAATATGGGTGAACAACCTGACCCTTTTGGGTTGGATTTGCGATCATTCTTTCGACCAC